GCGGCACACACCGAGAGCGACGAAGCGTTTGGGGTTGTGCAGTTCTCGGCCTACAAGGCGTCGACGTTGGTCAAGGTCAGCGACGAGCTGCTCAACGACAACGCCTACGACCTCGAAGGCTACCTCGCGCAGGAGTTCGGCCGACGGATCGGCGTGCTCGAAGAGGCGGCCTTCGTCGACGGCGATGCCAGCTCAAAACCGAAGGGCACCATTTACGATGCGACCGTGGCGGTAACAGCGGCGGGCGCGGCGGCGGTGACTGCTCTGGAGTTAGTGAGCCTGTATCACAGTCTCGGTCGGCAGTATCGCGATCGGGCGTCGTGGATCATGCACGACAACACGGTGCAGCTTGTTCGCAAGCTCGTCGACGGCGACTCGCAGTTCCTTTGGCAGCCAGGCCTCCAGGCTGGGGCACCCGACCGGCTACTCGGTCGCCCGGTCTACACGAGCGACGGGTGTCCGGTCCCGACGACGGCGAAAAAGTCGATCGTATTCGGTGACATCGGATCGGCGTACTGGATCGCAGACCGTGCCGGGATCTCGGTGCAACGTTTATCTGAGTTGTATGCCGCCAACGGCCAGCGAGGCTTCATAGCGAGTGCTCGTACAGACGGCGCGAACGTACTTACCGACGCGGTCAAGGTTCTCCAGCAGGCCTAGTCGGGCGGTGCTGAACTGCTCAAGGTGGCGCGGGTGCCTGGTGCGCCTGCGCCGCCTTTTTCCAGAGAGGCGACACACGATGCAAATAAGAATGTTGACGTCGATCGCAGGTGCGGATCTGACAGCCAGGCCCGGCGAGGTCGTCGAGTGCGAGCCGTTACTCGCGGCGCGATTGATCGACAGCGATCAAGCGGTCGCAGTCGACGGTGCGCCCGAAGCGGCGGCAGTCGGCGGTGCGCCGGAAGTCGCGACGACGGCACGCGCGCAGCCGCGACGCCGGGGTAAGCGTGGCTGAGTGGTCGGATATCTGGCACGAGCTGGTCGAGGTATCGGCCCCGAGTGCCGAGCCGATCACGACCGCCGAGGCGAAGGCGTTTTTGCGGGTCGACCATTCGACGCAGGATGATCTCGTTGACGATCTGATCGCGGCGGCGCGGCAGCGTGTCGAGGCCGACACCGGGCGCAGCCTGATCACGACCACCTGGGATCTGACGTTTGATCAGTTTCCCGACGAGCGGGCGATCGTGCTGCCACGGTTGCCGCTGGCGTCGGTAACGTCGATCACGAGTTACGACGAAGACGACACGTCGGCGACGTTCGCCAGCTCGAAATACCTCGTCGATACGGCGCAGGGACGGATCGCGCTGAACGACGACGAAGACTGGCCGACGGATCTGCGAACGCATAGCAGCGCCGTCGTGCGGTTTGTTGCGGGCTACGGGGCGAGCGGGTCGAGTGTGCCGCAACCGTTGCGCCTCGCGCTGTATCAGCTCGTGGCGCACTGGTTCGAGCAGCCCGATCCGATTGCCGGGATCGAGCAGGTCGACGTCGCCTACGCCGGGCATGTGGCGGCGTATCGCGGCGGGCAGGGGATCGGCTGATGGCGCGGCGACCATTCAACCCGGCGAGGCTCAGCGAGCGTGTGACGATTCAAACAGCGACGACGAGCGTTGATAACCAAGGCGGGCGATCGGCGTCCTGGGGCACGCTGGCGACCGTGTGGGCCGACGTGCGGGCACTATCGAGTCGCGAGTCGATCGCGGCGAAGGCGGCGGCCTCGAAGGTCGGGTACGAGGTCACGGTGCGCTACCGATCCGACGTCACGCCGAAAATGCGCGTGAGCTGGACGCCGTCGTGGGCCAGCGGAGCCGGGGCGACCTATTTGGAGATCCACGGGATCCGGCCTGACCGGGCATCGCAAACGCTGGCGCTAGATTGCGGGGCGGCGGCCTGATGCCACGCTCAGCCCTCGAACCGATCGGCGAGGCGGTCTATACCGCGTTAAACGTGTCGGCGTTTACGACGCTGGCCTCGGGCGGCGTGTATGACGACCCGCCGCAGAGTGTCAGCTATCCGTTCGCGTGGTACACGGTGCGCGAGGATGACACCGAGGGCACGTTCGGGCAGATCTTCAAACGGTGCCGGGTGCGAGTGCACTGTTTCTCGCAGTACGCCGGGAACCAGGAAGCGCAGCAAGTGATTAACAAGGCCGTCGACTTGATTCGCGGCACAACGCCGAGCCTGACGAACCACACGGCGATCCAAGTACTGCACGAGGGATCGACGTCGCTGCCCGACGAGCTGATCAACGGCATCAAGACCAAGCACATCGCGGCCGACTTCGTCTACACGGTGGCCGAGGATTAGGCGATGGGCATCCGCAAACCGATCGACGCGACGGCGGCCAAAAGCGCGAATTTTAAACTACGCGGCCAGCGCGATCTGCGCGAGGCGCTCGAACGCCAGATGCGTCGGATACCCGGCCAGGCAAAAGCCGCACTGGGCGACGAGGCCGAGTACCAGAAGGGACTCGCGCAGGAGCGCACGCCGTGGGATTCTGGCGACCTGGCCCGCTCTGCTATCGCGGGCGACGGGTTCCAGCTCGGCGACGACTTTGTCGCGAAGTATGGATTCGGCGGCGCACCCGACGAGATCCCGTACGTATTCATTCAGCATTACGCCCACTACAGGCACGACGACGGCGAGCGTAAGTGGCTGTACAACACGGCGCACCGGCAATCCGGTCGAATGCTCAAACGGCTCGCGCAGGATCTCCAGGTGAAGCGGATATGAGCGACCGCGATCGATCGTGCCGTCGGTGCGGCGCGTCGGCTGAGTCGCGCGTCGAGTCGTGCGGGTTCGGCGAAGTGCGATCCGAGGTCTGCGGCGTGTGCGGGGCCGAGGTTGTCCGCGCGGGAGTGAGCACGACGAACCCGCGATCGAAACGGCGGCGCGAGACACGACTTCAGCACGAGGCCGAGCGCGATCTCGAACGCGCGACGAGGTGATCAGAATGCCAAAAGGGAAAGACTACATCGCAACGACGCGCCTGACGAATCGCGAGGGCGACGTGCTGGCCGCCGAGGGTGAGACGTGCGACCAGGTGCCCGACAAGTCGATCGGCTGGCTCTCGAAGCAAAAGTTGATTATCCCGAAGAGCGAAGCCACGGGCGGGCGGTCGCGTGCACGTAGGGGGGGCGACTAATGGCGAAGTATGGCGCGAAGGATGTCGGGTTTTTTCTGGTCGACGGCTACAACCTGACCGGCGTCTCGACGTCGCTCGCGGATAGCACGTCGGCAGAAATGGAAGAGACAACCGGCCTCGGCGACAGTTGGGCCGAGCAGACGGCGACCGGCGTGCGGTCTGCCGAGCTGACCGCCGACGGCTTCTACGACGATGCCAGCGACTCGGTCAACGCGGCGCTCAGCGGCAACGAGGCCACGTCGCGCGTGGTCTGTTACGCCTACGAAGGAAACACGATCCATAAGGCGATGGTCGGGCACACGGGCGCATTCGGCGGCACGTATACGCGCACCGCGACGCGCGACGAGCTGACGAAGGCGTCGGCAAGTTGGACCGTGACCGGGCAGAAGGACAACGGGCAGATCCTCCACGCGCTCGGCTCCGAGTCGGCGAGCGGGACCGGCGCTGCGACGAATTTCGGCGCGTCAAGCTCGAATGGTGGCGCGGCGTATCTCCAGGTGACGGTTAAATCTGGAACATCGCCGACGCTCGACGCGAAAATTCGCCACTCAGCCGATAACAGCACGTACGCCGACTTAATCAGTTTCACACAGGCGACCGACGTGACGGCCGAGCGGAAAACCGTCTCTGGCACGGTGAACACATACACGCTGGCCAGTTGGACGCACGGCGGGACGTCGCCGGAGTTCACGTTCATGGTGGGCTTTGCGCGAGGCTAATGGACCTTGGACGCTATCAACATGCGGCGCGCGAGTTGGAACGCTTCGCGCGGCTGCGACTATACGAGGCGACGGCCGAGCAGGACGTCGCCGAGGCGCGCACGTTGCTCCGACTGACGGTCGGCGTGCGCCGCAAGCTCGAACGGTGGGCGGTTCCGGTGCCGCCCAAAACGGCAGACCACTCGCGCCGACGCGCGCCCGCTCGCCCCGGCTCTGCCGGTGCCTCGGTCGCCTCGCGACATTCGACAAGGGGCTGAACGATGGCGAAATACGGTAGTAACAGTTTGATCGTGGCGGTGGACAATTCATCGGGATCGGCCGTGACGATGACCTCGTACATTACGTCGATCAACGCGGTCGAAGTCGAGGCGATCTTGACTGAGTCGCACTCGTTCGGCGATGCCTGGTTCGAGCAGTTGGCGACCGGCGTACGCAAGGCGAGCGATCTAGTACTCGGGGGTCTCTTCGACGATCAGGGGAGTACGGGTCCAGATGCCGTGTTCAACGACGTAGCAGACGGCCCGAGCGACAGCACGCGCACGGTCACGATCACCTGGGGCGGCAGTAAGACGACGAGCTTCGAGGCGATCATCAGCAAGTACACCCGAACCGCGACACGCAACGAGCTAACCGCGTTCGAGGTAACGCTCGTACCGACGGGCACCGTAACAGAGGCGTAGATCGTTTCACACGACGCCAGGCGCTCGCCGCAGAGTGTGGCCTCGCCTGGCGTCCTGTACCAAGGGGGCGAGATGTTCGCATCGCGAATCACGAAAGAGATCCAGACGCCGACCGATCCGGCGTACACGGTCACGATCCGGCAACTGTCGGGCCGGGCGAAAGCGCGGTGCCAGGAAGCCGTGATCACGCGTGCCGCGTCGCTGGTCGAGCGGATCGGCGGGGCCAAAGCGTTCGCGGCCATTCAGGATCTCGGAGGCGAGCGCGAAGTGCGCGAGGCGGTCGAGCGCGACCCGTCGCAGAGTTACGACCAAGCGACGGTACTCGTCGAGGGCATCGTCTCGTGGACGGCAGCCGAGGACGTGACACCCGAGCAGATCGACGACCTCGAACCCGAGACGTCGGATCTGTTATTCCGCGAGATCCTGCGGCTCAGTCGGGTCGCGGTGACGGCAGAGGATGCGACAAGCGATGCGGCTGCACGAAAAAACGGCTGAAGGCGTTTCACCGACTGCTATCCGACAGCGAGTCGGCGAGCGCCGATCCCGAGCTGCTGCGCGTCTGGATGGTGTCGCGGTTGTGCGAAGAGTTCCATTGCCTGCCGACGGTCGCCGAAAAATTATGGCTCGACGATCCGCAGGACACCGCGATCCAGATCCTCGAACTGCGCGCCTATGCGAACGCGCTGCGGGCCTACACGCAGGCCGACGGAAAGATTGACAAGCTCGACGAGTCGCCACTGATGGATCAAGTGCTCGCCAACGTGTTCGCGCTGCACCAGGAACGGGTCGCCGCCCGCGAGGGTGACACCTAATGGCGACTGTCAACGTCGGCGTGCTCGAAGCGGTGCTCCGGCTCAAAGATACGATGTCGCCCGGCTTGAATAATGCGGGCAAGCAATTGCGCCAATTTGGCGCGAAGGCGCAGACGGCGGGCGCATCGCTCACGCGCGGGATCTCGCTGCCGCTGGCGGCAATGGGCGGCCTGGCGGTGAAGGCGGCGATCGACTTCGAGAGTTCGTTCGCTGGTGTTCGCAAAACGGTCGACGCGACCGAGGCCGAGTTTCAAAACCTTGCCAAAGGGTTCCGCGCCCTGGCGCTCGAAATCCCGGTGTCGGTGAATCAGCTCAACAACATCGGCGAGGCCGCCGGGCAGCTCGGGATCAAGACCGAAAACATTCTCGACTTTACAAAAACAATGGCGCAGCTCGGGGTCGCGACGAACCTGAGCGCCGAAGAGGCGGCGACGTCACTGGCGCGGCTCGCGAACATTACCGGGATGGCGCAGGATGATTTCGACAAGCTCGGATCGACGGTCGTCGGCCTGGGCAATAACTTCGCGACGACCGAAGCCGAGATCGTCGAGTTCGGGCTGCGGATTGCTGGCGCGGGCGCGCAGATCGGACTGACCGAGGGCGAGATCCTCGGGTTAGGCACCGCGCTCTCGTCGGTCGGCATCGGGGCCGAGGCGGGCGGCACGGCGATCAGCAAAGTAATGATCCAGATCGCGAGCGCCGTGTCGACGGGCGGTGCCGAGCTGGATCAGTTCGCCGAGATTGCGTCGCGGACTGGCCGCGTGGCGCGCGAGGATTTTGCGCAGGCGTTCGAGGTGGATGCCGCAGGCGCGATCGTCACGTTTATCGAAGGGCTGGGCACGCTCGACGATGCCGGGATCAACACGTTCGCCGTGCTCGAAGATCTCGGCATGTCGGAGATCCGCGTGCGCGATGCCATGCTGCGCGCGTCGGGTGCGGGCGACTTGCTGCGCGAGGCGGTCGAGGAAGGCAACACCGCGTGGACCGCGAACCTGGCGCTGACGAAGGAAGCCGCCGAGCGATTCAAAACGACCGCGTCGCGACTGACGCTACTCAAAAACAAACTGGTCGACGTTGGAATCGAGCTGGGCGTTGCGCTGCTGCCGATGTTCGAGCGCCTGGTCGACATGGCCGACGCGGCGATCCCGAAGGTGCGCGCGCTGGTGCAGGGGTTCGCCGCGCTGCCGACGCCGATGCAGAACGCGGCGATCGGTGCGGGGGTGTTTGTCGCCGCGCTCGGGCCGATGTTGTTTGTTACGGGCGCGGTGTCGCACGCGTTCGGAACGCTCCTGCCGCTGCTCGGCGTGCTTAAGCGCGTGCTTGTCGGTGTCGGCGGTGGGGCGATCGTGAAGTTTGGCAGCCGTCTCGCACGGATCGCAACGTCGGCCGCAGGGTTGCGCGGCGTGCTGGTGACGCTCGGGCGAGTCGTTGTCGGGTTCTCGAACCCGGTCAGCCTCGCCGCGACGGCGGTGGCCTTGCTGGTCGGCTCGACCGAAACCGGGCGGCGCGTCATGTATCAGCTTGGTCGGGTGATAAAGAATGTTGCGTTGTTGAGTATTCGACCGCTAATTTCCGAAGCGGTCGCCCTGTGGGGCGCGCTCAAAACGCTCGGCGCTTGGGTCGGCGACAAATTAACGCCCATCTTTCGGTTCTTCGGTGAGATCTTCGGATGGGTCGCCGATCGCCTCGAAGATCTGGCAGATTTTCTCAGCCTGACCAAAACAAAAACTGAAGAGTTTACGCCCGCGATTAACACGCTGACGACCGCGACGCGCCAGGTCGACACGAGCCTGCGAGCCGTCGCCACGAGTGCGCCGAACGCCGGGGCCGGGTTGGAGACGTTCGGCACCAGAGCGGGCACCGCCTCGACCGCCGCCGATGATCTAGCGACAAAGCTCGACGAGCTGCGCGACGGGATTCTCGACAGCGCGCTCGCGGGCGACGTCGCGAACCTCACGACGGTCTTCGAGGGACTCGGCGACGAGCAACTCGCGAACACCGAGAACGCGAAACGGCTGGTCGATCAGATCCAGGCGTTGATCGATCGCGGCGGCAAGGTCAGCGACGCGATGCGCGCCTATGCGACGAGCGCGGACCTGGCTGCCGACGCCGCCGCGCGAGCCGCCGAGAAAACGCGCGCCTTTAACGGCAAGGTGCAGAGCGCGATCACGACGATCACCGACGGCAATCTCGACGACGAGCTGCATGTGTGGGAAACGGCGCTTTCCGAAGTGCAGATCGCGGGCGAGTTGACCTATAACGAAGTGATGCGCCTGGGGGCGGAGGCGGTCACGCTCCGCCAGCGCGGCGCGCAACTCTCGCCGCAGCTCGAAGAGGTTGCACGGCAACACGAGTACTGGCTCGCGATGATTAACGCGACCAAGCTCGGCGGCATTACGCAAGACGTCAAGCTGTTGAACGCGCAGCTCGTCGTACAGCCGTCACTATTTCAACAACTCCGCACGGCCTGGTCGGCGGTGCCCGGCATGATCACGAAAACGATCATGCAAGGCGGCGACGCGGTGCGCGCGGTCGGGTCGCACTTTGGCGGGCTGATCGGCACGCACCTAGAGGGCAAGCTCGTCGGCGCGCTTACCGGCAAAGTCGGCGCGGCGATCGGCGCGGCGTTTGGTCCGATCGGGGCGATGGCCGGGCAACTGATCGGCAAGGGCATCAGCGCGGCGGTGTCGGCAGGTATGAAGGGGTTACGAAAGCTCGGCGGGGCCATCAAGGGGCTGTTCGGTCGGAGTACCGAGGACAACATTCGGATCATGGGCGAGCGGATGGGCTTCCAGTTTGGATCGAGTATGCAGCGCGCGATCGCGGCGACCTCGACCGAGATCGGGCACGACTATACGGCGTTCTTGCTGCACCTGTCGGAGATCACGCGCTCCCAGGGGTTGCACATGTCGGAGGACTACCAGCTCGTCGCGAGGACCGCCCGCGACCTCTGGTCGATGGTGGAGCAGGGGCACATTACAAGCGGCGAGGCGGCCGAGGCGATCGGGCCGATCCTCGAAGATCTTGCGGCGGGATTCGCGACTGCGTCGGATAGTGGACAGATTCAGTTCTACGAGCTGATCCAGGTCGCGCACAAAATGGGCATGAGCCTCGAAGATCTGCGCGCGCTGGTCGGCTCACTGGCCGACGACGCGCTCGCCGCGCAGCTCAGTAGCGCCATTATCGACGTTAACGGCAACATCGTCGATCTTGGTGCGTCGATCCGCGATCTGCCTGACACGATCAACATTAAAACGCAGATCGAGTGGGACGTTGACAACCTGCCCTGGGACAATATCCACGACGAAATGCAGCACATTTTCGACGACATCGTCGGCGAGGGCAGCGGCGAGACGGGCGACCACGCGCAAGGCTTCCAGCACGGCACGGGCGGGCGCTTCGTCGACTTTGGCGGCGGACGGGGCACGCTGGTCCGGTTGCACGGTCGCGAGGCCGTCGTGCCCGAAGGGCAGAGCGCGCCAGGGGTTGCTGCGCTCGCGCACGAGATCCGCGCGCTGCGGGCCGACCTCGAAGTCGAGCGCACGTTTCAATCGCAACTCGTGCCGAAGATGTTGGCGGCGGCGATCGCGCAGTCGGGGGCGACAAACTGATGGGCGTTGCGCCCACCTCGATCGCCCTGGAGATGCAGTTCGCGGGCACGGCTGGCGCGTGGACGAACGTGTGGGCCGACGTGCGCGCGCAGGTTGACGTCGTGGCGTCCTACGGGATAGCCGCAGGGGGGCCGGGCGACCGCTGCGCGCAGCCTGGATCGCTCACCTTTGCGCTCGACAATTCCGCGAACAACTCGAACACCGCTGTCGGGTATTACAGCCCAGGGCATGCGAACGTCCGCAGCGGGTTCGAGATCGGCATCGCGTGCCGTCTCGCGATCACGTACGGCGGCACGACGTACTACAAGGTCGTCGGGCGGCTGGCGTCGATTCATGCGACGGCAAACCAGCGCGGACCCTGGACGACGTTGTGCGTCGTGCACGACTACCTTGACGAATGCCTGCGGACGTCACTCAAACGGCAGGCCGTGCTGACCTCGAAGCGCGGCGACGAGGTCTTCGACACGCTGGTCGCGGCGATGCCGTCCGCGCCTGGCAGTTCGACGAGCGGCACCGGGCGGGAAACCTACGCGCTCGCGCTCGACGCGAAGTCGCCCGAGGAAGGCGTCAGCGTGCTCGGCGAGCTGCAACGCCTCGCAATGTCCGAGGCGGGTTTTATCTATGCGAAGGGCACGACCAACGCCAGCACGGCGCAGGCGTTCACGTACGAGAGCCGCACCGACCGCGCCAAGAAAAACACGAACCAGTCGACGTTCGACGACGACGACATCGAGGCGATCTCGATCCGGCGCTCGCGGGATTCGGTGATCAACCGCATGCAGGTGTTGACGCACCCGCGCCGCAAGGATGGCAGCAGCGTCGTGCTGTACTCGATGCGCGACGCGACGGTCGGCACCGACTCGGCGGTCGCGCTCCTGGCGGGCGAGTCAATCACGCTTGTCTGCCCCTACACCGATCCCGACGACCGGGAGCAGCGGTGCGCGGGGACGTCAATGGTCACGCCTGCCAGCTCGACCGACTACACGGCCAACGCCGCCGCCGATGCGTCGGGCGCTGACATGTCCAGCAGTCTCGGGGTGAGTGCCACGTATGGCGGCACGTCGGCGTCGGTCGTGTTGACGAACAACCACGCGAGCACGACGCTGTACATCACGAAGTTCGATTTCCGTGGCCTCGGGATCTACGACCAGCAGACGACCGTAAACGAATTAGAAGACGCGACGAGCCAGTCGACGTTCGGCACGAACACCTACCGCTACGACGCCAGCTATCAGATGGACCCGGTGGTGGGCAACTCGTTCGCAAAACACTTCCTCGGGGTGTACAAAGACGCGCAACAGAGCGCCGAGAGCGTGACGATCCTGTTGAACAAAAACGCGGGACTCATGGCCGCCGGGCTTACCAGAGAAGTCGGCGATCGGATCGGCATCAGCGAAGCGCAGACGGCGCTCGACGAGGGCTACTTTATTCAATCGGTCACGTTGACGATCAAGCCGACGAACATTATCCGGTGCAAGTGGACGCTGTCGCCCGCGAGCCGGATCGTGTACTGGTTCATCGGCACGGCGGGCGCGTCGAACGTCGGCACCTCGACGCTGCTGTCGTTCTAAAGGAGTAAGACATGGCTTACGTCGCCGCTTCGACCCTGACAACCGGGGACATGGTTACGGCCGCAGAGTGGAACGCCTCAGTCGTTGCCAATAGTGCCGCGTTGCGTACCGGCTCGATCGCGATCGCGTCACAGGGGGCGAACGAGCTGATCTTCGCGAGCAGCGGCACGCAACTGGCGAGAAATAGCGCGTTGACGTATAACGCCAGCACGAACAGCCTGTCGGTCGGCGCGTCTCCGCTCGATTACATCGCAAACTATTTTGCTGGGAATTTCACATCTGGCGGCGCGGCGTCGAACGCGGCGAAACAGTGGTACGCCGGAACGCTGACCGGCGTTGCTGGCGATACGTCGTCTCTGGGCGGCACAATTTTCGGGAATGCGATCACGACGCAAGCAAGCCAAGCCGTCACGACGGTCTACCAAGTCAAGATCGACGAGCCGACGATGATCGTCGGGGGCGGTGGAAGCGTTGATACCTCGGCATCGCTCTGGATCACTGGCCCGGCAAGCGAAGCGACCTCGGATTATTCGCTGCTAGTGGATGCCGGGATCAGCCGATTCGACTATAACGTGGGCATCGGCGTGACCGACCCCGGTGTGCTCCTGGAAATTTCCGGTGACTGTGCTTCATACGCGGAGAACAATGCTCAGGTCCAGATCATCGGATCGACAGATAAAAATATGCAGTTGCGGATCGGCTATCGCACTGACACCACGAACGGGCACGGCTGGCTACAGGCGGTCAAGGCTGGCACCGCTCAGGTGCCATTTATCTTACAAGCTGAAGGGAACACCGTTGGAATTGGCGCGATCACCGATCCAGATGGCACCCTGCATGTGCATAGCGCGACAGCGGGCAGCGTGACAGCAACAGCCGGGGCGGATGATCTGGTCGTGGAAAACTCGACGCACGCGGGGATGACGTTTTTGTCGCCTAGTGGGAATTACCAGCAAATGATCGCCTTTGGTGATGTAGGCGACGCTGACTCTGGCCGGATTAAGTACGACCACAACGACAACAAAATGTCGTTTTGGACCGAAGGGACGCATCGGATCACCATCGATTCGGTTGGCGATGTCGGCATCGGGGTGACCGATCCTGATGTTGCGCTTGACGTGTCCGGCGGCGACAACGTGCTAGATATTTTCCGCATCACGCAGCGGGCATCCGGCGCAGGGGCGTATGGGCTACAAATTGGATTGGCTGATACCGGCGATCCCGTCTTCCAGCGATTGGTGAACGATGTCGCCACGGAGTCGTTCCGCATAGTGCGCGGCACTGGCGATGTGAAATTTAACGCCAACGTTGGAATCGGGACGACGCCGAACAGCGCGGTTGATTTAATACTGAGCGGGTTTGGCGTGCAAGCCATGAAGAACCTCACAGCGGCGCAGTCGGCCATCGCTGCTCATACGGTGTTCTGGTTTGAGACAGACGGGTATATGCACTACATGACCGCCGGGGGAACGGAATATAAATGCACGCGTGAGACACCATAATCGAGGAGTAGACAGATGGCGGCAACGTGGAACATTGCAGTATGCACCGATTATCTCGTTGGCCCAGCAGGGCCATTTGAGGGCGAAGCGCGGGTTATCTATAGCGTCGTCTGGATCTGCACCGACGAGCAAACGGTCGGAGATCACACGTACGCGGTTGGGACCAACGGCGGGATCAGTTTAGAGCCGTTTACCGGCGGCGATTTTGTGGCGTGGGGAGATGTTACCAAAGCACTCGCGCTCGGATGGGTGCACGACAAGATGGGCGCGGAGGAAGTGGCGGCGATTGAGGCACAGGTAGCCGCGCAGCTACACACCAAGATGAACCCGACCACGGCGAGCGGTCTACCGTGGTCAGTACCGGAACCGGCACCCGCGCCGGAACCTGAACCCTAACCAAAAGGATACCGACGATGACCGAACCGACAGCTCCGACGCTGCCGCCCGTCACGACCGAAACCCTGTTTTCCGTGATCGGCGAACAAATGATCCAGATCGCCAGATTGCAGGCGCTCGTCGCGCAGCAGGCGCAGCAACTCGCGCCGCCTGCCGACCCCGACGAGGACACAGAAAGCGGTTAACCGATGCCGACGTTGCTCGCGAACGGGACACCCTGGATCGTGAAGGCGGTCAGCGCCGTCGGCGTCCCGTCGGCGATTGCGATCTATTTGGTCTGGCTGTTGTCGACGCAAGTGCTGACCGCGATCCAGACTCACGCCGATCGCAGCGAGGCCGAGCTGCGCGAGCTACTGCCCGTGCTGCGCCAGATCTGCATCAACACCAGCCAGACACCCGCCGACCGGGTCGCGTGTTTCGACGATGACTGATCGACGGTCCTGGCACGGGCACGTCGAGAACGACGATCTCGGCGCGGGCGACGAGGGCGCGCGCGATCCCGAGCGACTGCCGCGCGATCCGCCGGTCGTCACCGAGCCAGACCGCGAGCCGGAACCGTCGCCGCCGCTGGTGCCGGGGCAGATCTACGGCGCGCTGCGGGCGGTGCCTGGCAGCCACTTCGCCGACGACGTCGGCCCGGTGTTACCGCTGGGCATCACGTACGGCTGGGGCCTGGGCCAGTACCGCGCCGATCCCGATGCCTGCCTGCACCAGCTCGACACGATTGCGACGGCGGGCTATGAGTTCGTCCGCACCTGGTTTTCGCTCGGCTGGTATCCGTATTGGCGCGGGCATGAAGTCGCGCCGATCGCGTTCACCGGCCAGGACGACGTGCGGGTCGAGGCGTGGCCGGACTACGACGACATGGTGGCGGGCTATTGTCGGGCGCTCGACGAGCGTGCCCTGCGGTTGTTCTGGTCGTGCGGCGATCTCCAGATGTTCGATCGCAACGAGGCGCAACTCACCACCTGGGCGCAGACGGTCGGCCAGGTCATCGCCGTCGCTGCGCCGGGCGTGATGATCTTCGCCGACGTGAACGAGGCCTGGCAGAACTGGCTGTACGATTCCGAGCCGGACGATCCCGCCGACCTCGACCGGCTTGTGATCGATCCGCTGGTCGACGCCTACGCGCTGCCGTGCCTGCGCTTGCGCAGTGCGTACAGCGAAGAGATCGTTGACCTCGATCGGTGGGGTCGGCCGCCGCTCTGGCAAAAGCACGGGCACCGGGGCCACTTCGAGCAAGATCACGTCTCGGCGATCCGGCACGCGCGCGGCATCACCTACGACGAGGGCCACGGGCGGCCCGTCAGTCGGCTCGGCGTCGAGTCTGAACCCGGCGGGCCGAGCCGTGATCTGATCGGCGCTGACGTCATGGGGCCGATCGAAACGCCCGAGGCTCTATGCCTGCTGGCGGTCGCGAATTTTATGGCCCCGGCGGCGTTCGTCTTTCATACGCACCGGGGCGTGCGGTCGTGGCTCGGCCCGATCGCCGACGAGCCGGGGTTCGAGGTTGTGCCGAACGTGCGGCGACACTTGCCGGACGATCTGCAATCGGCGTTTCGGCTGATCGTGCACGGCAACCGCGACGAGTCGCCGCTGACTGACGCCGACGGGTTCCCCGAGGCGGCCGACCGTCGGATCGACAGTGTCGTCGCCGCCGACGATGGCCGGTTCGTCACGCTGGTCTATAGCCTGGCGCGACACACGCGGCTGCGCGCGGTGCGGGCGTTGTCCTGCCGGATCATCGTGCCGGATACGGGCGAGTATGACGATGTGACGATGACGGCGAATGCCGAACTGGATCTGGAGTATGCGTGCGGGCGTCTGATTGTCGGGCGCATCGACGACTAGCAAGGGGGCGCAATGGGATTTTTGAGCATCTTACGAAAGATCGGCAACGCGGCGGCCATCGCCTCGCCGTTCGCGGCGCTCGTGCCGGGCGCGCAGGGCATTGCGGGCATCCTGACACTGGCGACGCAGATCACCGAGGACGCCGTCGAGCTGGGCACGCCCGGCGCTGAAAAAGAACAAGCGGCGATCAATTTGAGCGCGACCGTGCTCGGGCATGTCGAGGGCAAGCTCGGGCGCGATCTACTCTCCGACGAGGCCGTCGCAAAGTGCGCGCGCGAGTTTGTGCGGGCGACCGTGGCGGCGGGCAATGCCCGGCGGGCGCTCGATGCCGTCGTGTCGGATTATCAGGCCAAGCGCGACGCGGCCGCCGAGGCCGCAGCGACCACGTCATGATCGACACCGTGCGCGCCCTGGTGCAACTGCACGAGGGCTGTCGGTTGACGGTCTACGACGACGCGACCGGCAAGCCGATCGGCCCTGGCGACACGCTGGTCGGGCACCCGACGATCGGATTCGGTCGGGCGCTCGACGTGCGCGGCGTGACGCAGGCCGAGGCGGGCGAGCTGCTCGACCACGACCTGGTCGCGACCGCCGCCGAGATCTCGGGGGCGTTGCCGTGGGCGGCCAGCCTCGACCCAGTGCGCCTCGCGGCGTTGCGAGACATGGCGCACAACCTGGGCGTGCGGGGCGTGTGCGGCTTCCGCAAGGCGCTCGCCGCGTTGAAAGCTGGCGACTTCGATCGCTGCGCCGACGAGCTGCTCGACTCCCGCTGGCAGACGCAGGTGCCCGTGCGCGCCGGTCGCCTCGCGGGCATGATGCGATCGGGGTCATGGCCGTCGCTGGCGCACGCGCAGGCCGACGGCGATCCCGGCGATGACTAAGCCGAGGATCTGCCCGGTCTGCAAGGAACGCCCGCTGTCGGTGGCGACGGCGACCAGGTGCATCCAGTGCTACTACACCCGTCGCGGCGTGCCGAGTCGGGCGTTGCCGAATGCGCCGTGCATTGACTGCGGCGGACCGTGCTCGAAGCGCGCGACGCGCTGTTTTAAATGCTCCAGGCTGTATCAGCGCAGCGAGGCCAAAGCGCAGCACGACGAGGCCGACGCGTACCTGCGGCAACCGCTCCGCACTTATGACGAAGCGTGGGCACGCTGGCAAGAGTGCATCCACCAGGCGCGCGATCGGTATCGCGGCGCAGCGAAGGCGCGCACGCCTGACGGGCGGACGCGCGTTCTGGTCGTGCCGGATCTTCACGTGCCGTTCCATGAGCCTGAGATGTTGGCGGCCATGCTGGCGCGCGAGTCGAAGCGCACCGATCTCGCCGTGCTGATCGGCGACGTGGGCGACTGCTATTCGTTGTCGCGATTCAGCAAACACGAGCGGGTGCCGTATGCCGACGAGTGGGCCGCTGTCACCTTGATCCTGGAGACGTTCTCGGAGTTGCTGCCCGCCGTGCGGATCATCGTCGGCAATCACGACGCCAGATTGCGGAAGGCGCTCGCCGCGCAACTGACGCCCGACATGGTCGACGCGATTACCGCGATGACGCCGAGTGGCACGCTCTGCCCGATCACCGCACTCGCCCGGCGGTTCGAGAACGTCAGCGTCGCCTCGCACCCGGTGCCGGGCACGACGCACGCGATCGACTGGCTCACCGTCGTCGGCGATGCTGTCCTGGCGCATCCTGAGAAATACAGCCGCACGCCCGGCGCGGCGCTCCGAGCGTTCGAGGAATGGCTCGCCGATAATTCGGACGCCCTCGGCCTCGACGCGATCCGGTTGCTGGTGATGGGCCACACGCACACGCTTGCCGTGCTGCCGTGGCGCGCGTCGTCGATGCTCGTCGAGTGCGGGTGCCTGTGTAAGACGGCCGGGTATATGACGCAGGCCAAGATCGGCGGCCGACCGCAGCGGCGCGGGTATGTGACCTTCGAGCAGGTCGACGGGCGGACGGATCTCAACTCGGTCAAGCTGCACTGGTTTGATGTCGAAGACGGCGCACCCTGGCAGCGATGACGCCAGGCGGCGCGCGCTCTGGCTCCGACTGTGGGCCGAGCTGGGCGCAGCGCCGATCGTCGAGGCGTATCTGACGGCACCCGGCGAGACGGTGCACGGCGTCTGCATCGACGGCGATGCCGTGGTGATTAACCCGGTGCCCGCGACCGTCGACACCATCCTCCACGAGCTGCTACACCGGGTGTATCCTGAAAGATCCGAGCGATCGATCCGACGCACGACGACGCAGCTACGCAAGTTCCTAACCGATGATGAGGTGCAGCAGTTCTATGCCGAATATTGCCGACGACGAAAAAAAGGGCGCAGCCGACGCGCCGACGTTTGATCAGTTTTGCGCGGATGTCGCCGCCCTGCTCGGCGCGACTGCCGCCTCGAAGCATTACAGCCAGAACGGCCCCGACGGCGACAACGTGCTCTACCGCTCGGTCGCCGAGATGGTCGGCGGCCACGGGCACGCCGCAGGCGAAATCGTTTACAAGGCCCGACGCTACCTGGCGCGCGGGGACGTCGAGGACGTCGCCAAGATCGCCGCGTGGGCCTTTTTGATCTGGCGGCACCATCAGCTCGACAAGGGGGCGTGATGAAGGGCTACGTGTCGATCTTCCTGCGC